TTAATGATGAGTTCGTGAACATGGACGACTTGCTGACCTCTCGCCCGGGTGGCGTGGTTCGTGTTCGAGGTGACCAAGGGGTGGGGTCTTACGTCTCTCCGCTGCCGCACTCTCCGTTGCCGCAAGAGACGTTCCCGCTGATGGAGTACATGGACAACCAAATTAAGCAGCGCACGGGCGTTGGTGATGAGGTTGCCGGGCTGGACAAGAACTCACTGGCGAACGTGAACACTGGCGTGGCGGCTCTGGCTTACGACGCTGCGCGCATGAAGATTGAACTCATTGCACGAATTATGGCCGAGGTGGGCTTCGTTCCGTTGTTCAAGGACATTCACGAGATTCTCAGCAAGAACCAAGACCGCGAGATGGTGCTGAGGCTCAGGAATCGGTGGGTTCCCAGCAACCCCGCGGAGTGGCGTGAGCGCGAGAATCTGACCGTGAAGGTCGGGATGGGCAATAGCTCACGAGAGCGCCGCATTGCCGGCATGACGCAGATTATCGAACTCCAGCAGAAGTACGCTCAGGCCGGGGCCATGGGCTCTCTGGTGATGCCAGAGCAGATGTGGATGGCGAATAAGGAACTTGTCTCGGCGATGGGCCTCCAGCCTGAGCTGTTCTTCATGGACCCGCAGCAAGTTCCTCCGGCGCCTCCGCCGCAGCCTGACCCGGCAGCAATGGCGGCTCAGATTCAGGCCGAGGCTCTGATGCTTGATGCCCAGTCCAAGATGGCAAGGGCACAGGTTGATGCTCAGAAGGTTGCGGCTGAAGAGCGCATGATGCAAGCCGAGGTGATGCTCAAGATTGAAGAGCAGAAACTGAAGCGCGAGATATCCAGCCTGCAAGCAGAACTGAAAGCCATGAAGGACTCGGCAGACAACAACGCCAAGGTGCTGTCGATGGAAGTTGAGATGAAGCGGCGCCAGACCGAGAACGACCTAAAGCTGTTGCAAATCCAGCTCGCAGAGATGAGCAAGGCCAAGGATAGGGCACTGGACAAGTACATTGCAGACCAGCGCGCTGAAATTGACGTGGCCAAGATGAGCATGCAAGAGATGAAAGACATCCTGCCCGGCGGAATGCTGGTCGGAGAGCCGGAGATTACCGAAATCTTCGCCTACGACACGATGATGCCTGAGAAGCCCGAAGAAGATATGGGCGAAGAAGAAGATCCAGAGGAAAAGCCAGAAGAAGAGAAAGGCCCAGACCAACGCGATGTGATGCTGGCCATGATGGCAGAGCAGCTTGCGGCATTGCAGGACCAGATGAACAACTCCGAGGTGCGGAAGGAAGTCATCCGCGACAAGGACGGTCTAATCAAGGAAATCAGGGAGCGCCGCGTTGCGAAGTCTTGAGCAGGAAGTTTCCCGCGGGCATGAGGCTGACCGCATCCTGCGGTCGCCATTGTGGTCTGAAGCATGGGAAGAGTACGAAGGCAAGATTATGGCCGCATGGCGCGCAAGCAGCGCCAAGGCTTCCCAAGAACGGGAGACGCTTTGGCTTGCGTTCCAGCTCTGCCAGAAAATCAAAGGGCACATTGAGTCCGTGATGGTCACGGGAAAGATGGCACAAAAACAAGTTGAGGAGTTGAACAAATGAGCGAACAGCAAGCATCACCAGAAGCACGGATTGCCGCCTACCTGACCCCTGAAAGCGAGCGCCCACGAGAGGAAGCGCCTGCGGAGCCTGTTGCTGAGTATTCAGAGCAGCCTGCGCCACAAGAAGCCCCGCAAGAGGCGGCTCCGGAAGAAAACCCGGAGGAGATGACCATCGAGGAATGGAATCAGCTTGCTGAATACCTCGATGCTGACCCTTCCGACTTGTACTCGCTGAAGGTCAATTTCGACACGCCTGAAGGTACGAAGCAGGCGACGATTGAGCAGCTGAAGGACGCTTACAAAGAGCAAGAAAAGCTCCGCGTTGAAAGTGCAAAGGTCGAACAAGCCCGCGCGCAGATGCAGCAGCAATGGACTCAGGCTGCCCAGCAGCTTCAGCAGAAAGAACACGAAGCCGCTGCACTTTTGCAGCATGTCGAACAACAGTTTTATCAGGAGATGGCCCAGGTTGACTGGAACTGGCTCCGGCAGAACAATCCAGCAGAATTTGCAGCCATGCGGTTGCAGTATCAGGAGCGCCAGAACCAACTGGCAAACCTAAGAGCAGATGCCGCGATACGGTACGAGAATGCGCAGCGGGAGCAGGCGCAAGTCCAAGTTGCACAGGAACGGGAGTTCCTACAGCACGAGGCACAGCTACTGTATCAGGCAATCCCGGAATGGCGGGATGAGCAGGTCGCTCAACGCGAGAAGGCCGAGATTGCTCATTTCCTGCTTTCCAGAGGCTACAGTCCTCAGTATGTCGCGGGCATCAAGGCCCATCGAGAAGTCCTGCTGGCGCGGGACGCGATGCGCTTGGCCAAGACACAGAGCACTGTCGCTAAAAATAAGGTGTTCAAGCTCGGCAGCAAGACCCTGAAACCGGGAAGCCGGACAGGTCGAGCAGAGCAGAACAACGAAACGACGCGTGGTTTGCGGGCTAAGTTGTCGAAAAGCGGCAACATGAAGGACGCAGCTGCGCTGATTTCACGAATCATTTAGGAGAAGATAGATGGCAGTTCCAACCGGTACATTCCAGCGCTATGCCGCAGTCGGCTTGCGCGAGGACCTTGAAGATATCATCTACGATATCTCGCCAATGGACACCCCGTTCATGTCCAACGTCACCCGTAAGAAGGCCACTTCGACCTTCCACGAGTGGCAGACCGACAGTCTTGATGCGGCGGTTGCGACCAATGCTCAGATTGAAGGCGACGACGCGAACACCAACACCGCGACGGCAACCTCGCGCTTCGGTAACTACACGCAGATTATGACCAAGACGCCCCGCGTCTCGGGTACCCTGCGCGCCGCTGATACCGCTGGTCGTCGGGACGAACTTTCGTACCAGATTGCCAAGCGTGGCCGCGAGCTCAAGCGTGACATGGAAGCGACCTTCCTCGGCACGCAGGCCGCGACCGCTGGCGCTGCTGCGTCTGCTCGTGTCATGGCTGGCGTTGCTGCGTGGCTGTTCACCAATCAGGTGAAGAACGGCACCGCGGCGACCACGCCGACCATCACCTCTGGCGCTCCGGGCACCGCCCCGACCTCGGGCACTGCCGCCACCTTCAGCGAAGTGATGCTGAAGAGCGCAATTAAGCAGTGCTGGGACAACGGTGGTTCGCCGAATGTCATCTTCACGGGTTCGTTCAACAAGCAGATTGCTTCGGCGTTTGCGGGTATTGCGACCCAGTACCGTGACAATCAGCAGACCGGTCCTGCCACCATCATCGGTTCTGCCGATATCTATGTGTCTGACTTCGGCCAGCACCAGATTGTCGCCGACCGGTTCATGCCGTCGAATCAGGTCTACGCGCTGGACATGGAGTATTGGTCCGTCGCCTACCTGCGTCCCATCCAGAATGTGGAACTGGCCAAGACTGGCGACAGCGACCGCTCGATGATTCTGGCCGAGTGCACGCTGGTGGCTGACAACCCGAGCGCCTCCGCCAAGGTATACGCGGTCACCACCTCGTAATGACCTCAACTTTGACCGGGGATAACCTCCCCGGTCCCTTTTGGAGGTAAGCATGGCTTACGGAAAACCTAAGACGATTAAGTGGAACTCCGGCAACAAAAAGACCATCACCAAGACCTACAAGGCCTCGAAGATGGTCCCGGTTGACGGGCAGGGATGTCAGAAGCGTGGAAAAAAGGCTTCTTGACTACGACCCGCTAACCAGAACCTCGACGTTCCATCACTACGATGACCTGACAAAAGAAACGGTCATCGAAGAGATTCAGGATGTCGAGCACTTTCTGGAAAGCAACCGCCGCACCCAGACCCACGATGTGGGTGGTGCGAAGGGGTTGAATGAGTATTCCCGCAAGGGAATCGCCAAGGGTTGGTGGCATGTTGCTACCATTCCAAATACGGTCATACTAAAATGGAAGCGCGATTACGGGGTGGATGTGTTCGACAAGAACCATACGCCAGGCATCAAGCGACTATTGAATGACCCAGAATGGCGATATCTCCGAACGGGAACGGGGCGAGTCTAGACCTTCAGGTGGCAGAAAAAGCCTATGCTCAGGGAGAGTATCAACTCGCTGGGCATACGGTGATGCAGCTGCTGGCAAGGAACCCGAACGACATTGAGGCATTGCTCCTCATGTCGAAGATACTCATCGACACCGAAAAGAGCCCGCTAGCTCTTGCGGTATCTGAAAAGCTCACCCGGCTATCCCCTGACGACTGGCGATGCTGGTTGCTCAGGGGCACTTGCGAAGCCTCCCTGCTGGACGGCGCTCCTCCCGATTCAATGCTCAAGGCGGAAGAACTCTCGCCCAGCAATCCGTCGATTCTCCGGTCTATCGCTTTCAGTCACGCGGTGAATTACCGATTCAAGGAGGCAGAAGAATATGCGCGTGAGGCCATTCCTCTTGAGGAGCATCCTCAGGGCCACGTTGCTCTTGGCTTTGCTCTACTGCATACCCAGCGATACGGGGAGGGTTGGGACGAGTATGCAAAGGGCATGGGGCACCAAGCCTTCAGAGAGAAACAGAACTATGGATTACCCGACTGGAACGGAAAGAAGGGCCGAGTTCTTGTTTATGCTGAGCAGGGCTTAGGCGACCAGATTGCTTTCTGCTCAACGGTTCCCGAGGTCGTCGTATCCCAGCTGGTTTGCCATCCGAAACTCGAACAGGTCTTTAAACTGGCCTTCCCTAACACTGAGGTCTACGGGTCGCAGTTCAAGAAGGAAATCGAGTGGAAGGTTGACGCTGACTTTCAGTGTTCCATGAGTGAGCTCCAGCGCTTCCGTAGACGCTCTGTAGGCTCGTTTCCCGGCAGGCCATACCTGAGGCCTCACCCAGCCAAAAGATTCCAGTGGGCGGCTCTCCTGCGGTCTATCAGCAAGCGCCCGAAGATTGGGGTGGCGTGGACTGGCGGAACGCCGGGTGCGCATGGTTGGTTCAGCAGAAATGTCAGTCTTAACGACTGGGCTCCGCTGTTTGACCTTGATGCCGACTTCATCTCTCTTGAATACAAAGACGCCGACATCGGGAATTACCCTCTTCATGTATTCCCGTGGGGAACTCAGACTGAGAACTACGAGGACACCATTGCCCTCATTGACTGCTTGGATGCGGTGGTGTGTGTTCCGACTACTGCCTACCACGCCGCGGGGGCTTTGGGGGTTCCGGCGATTGTCGCGGTACATGCGACACCGCATTGGCACGAGCACACGCCGTGGTATCGAAGTGTCCAGTTTCTGGACAGGACAGAGAATTACATCAACGACATCATCGAGAGGTTGAGGCAATGCGCATTTTCATCGGAGTCGATCCGCGCTCTCCGGTCTCCTACAACGTACTCAGTTGGTCAATAACACGGCGAGCCTCTAAGCCCGTCCAGATTATCCCACTGGTTCTCCCACAGCTTCCCATCCAGCGACGGGGGCTCACCGACTTCACCTTCTCACGCTACCTTCCTCCATTCCTCTGTAACTACAAAGGCATCTCGGTGTTCATGGACTCGGACATGCTGGTCCTCGGGGATGTGCATGAACTGAAGCAGTTCGTGGACGGAACTAGCGAAGTCTATGTGGCCAAGCATCAGGAGCGCTTTGAGTGGCCTTCGCTGATGGTGTTCGACAACGCTCTCTGCCAAACCCTCACGCCCGCCTACGTCGACGAAGAGACCTCAATGCCCCAGAAACTGGACTGGGCCAAGTCCATCGGAACTATCCCGCCGGAGTGGAATTTCTGCGTCGGTTACGAAGAGATGAGGCCGACGAAGTTGGTCCATTACACCCAAGGGGTGCCGCACTTTTCGGAGGTTCGAGGGTGCGACTATGCCGATGAGTGGCACGAAGAGTATCGGTCAATGAATGCCTCTTGTTCGTGGATTGAGCTCATGGGTAAGTCAGTCCATGCCGAACCTGTCCTAAAGAAGCTGGGCGTGGTGTGAAGGTCACGTTCTTCCAGACGAACGACGAAATCGCATCCACTCGCTTGCGGAACCTCCTCCCATTTCGGGAACTACGGAAGCTGGGATGGAGTGAGGGCGATGATGTTGTCGTCATGTCAAAACACAACTGGCGCTGGGGGCCGGCCTTGCGGTGGCGGTTCGGCAAGGTTGTCTTTGACGTATGCGATGACCATTTCGACGGCCCGCATGGATCCCACTACAAGGAAGCCTGCGAGAAGGCCGACCTTGTGACCTGTAATTCCGAGGCGATGCGTCTCAGAATCTTTGAGGTCACTGGCCGCGGGGCCACCGTCATTGATGACCCTTACGAGCACGACGAAAGGCCTTCCGGACAAGGCGATGGCATTCTGTGGTTCGGGCACCGCAGCAACCTGAAAGACCTCTATGACGCATACAAGGCCACGACATGGCCGCTGCGCATCCTGACCAACATTGACCAACCTTGGGCCATCCCATGGTCGAATCATGCCTTGCTGGAAGAGATGGAGCGATGCAGGGCGGTTGTCATCCCGACCGGCAAAAGTGAATGCAAGTCAGCAAACAGGGCTGTAACAGCCGTCAGACTCGGGCGGTATCCGGTCTGCGGGCCTCTTAGGGCCTACGAAGAAATCCCCGGAATATGGGTCGGTGATATTGCACAAGGCTTGATGCACGCGATGACCGAGGACACCACCGAGGAAATCCGAAAAGCACAGAATTATGTCCGCGAACGATTCAGCCCAGAAAGGATAGGCCAGAAATGGAACGAGACACTGTCAAACTTAATCTCGGGTGCGGGCACAAGCTCATGGAAGGGTTCGTAAATGTAGACCTCGGCGGAAACTGGTCTGGCATTAAACCGGACGTTGAGGCTGACATATCCTTGCCTCTCCCGTTTCCTGACGAGCATGCTGACGAGGTCCATGCTTACCATGTCATCGAGCACTTCTGGCGGTGGAAGGTTCCCGAAATCCTTGAGGACTGGATGCGGGTTCTGAAGCCTGGGGGAACACTTGTCTTAGAGATGCCCTGCTTCGACAAGATTCTGGGCTACATGATTGACAAAGGAACCAAGGGCGAACCGATGGATGCGCGGCTCAGTCTGTGGGGCTTGTACGGTGACCCGTGCTACGAGTCCGAAGAAATGACGCATAAGTGGTGTTACTGCATGGCAGAAATCACAGCGCTTATGGAGGATGCAGGCTGCGAAATGATTATGGTGCAAGAGCCCAAAACCCACATTGCGATGCGCGACATGCGGGTAGTTGGAAAAAAGGTTGCATCCTAAAAAAAGGGGTATACTTTAGGCCCTAGCACAAAGGGGGCCGGGATGGCAATTTCGAATTATTCAGACCTCCAGTCAGCCATCACCGACTGGCTCGCGAGGTCCAGCCTAACCACGGCACAGACCGCCAACTTCATCCAGTTGGCTGAATCCATGTTCAAGCGCCCGCCGCTTCCTCGAACCGCGGGCAACATGGGCGGCATTCGAGGCAACAAAACCCGCACGACCGGAACCCTGACGGCAGGCACCAACAGCCTGACCATCCCTACGGACTTTCAGGAGCTCAATGCTCTGACCCTGACGGCAGACCCGTCTGTGGTCCTGACTTACGTCTCCGACGACCAGCTCAGGCAATACCGGAGGTCTGGAACAGGAAAACCAGCCTATTACGGTCTGACGGACATCATTGAGTTCGACGTTGCGCCGGATGACGCCTACGCCTACGAGATATCTTACTTCCCGAGTATTTCGGCACTCAGCGTCTCGAATACCACCAATTGGCTTCTGACCAAGTTCCCGGACGTTTACCTGTCTGGCGCAATGTTCTGGGCGAATCGGTATCTCATGGCTGAAGACGAGGCGACCCTATGGGCGAACCAGTACAAAGAAGGGGCAGCTCTCGTGTCATCTGAGTACCTCCGCGGCCACCAGTCTCAAGGGCCAATCTCAATCCAGCTTCAGAGAAAATCATGAGCGATATCCAAACTTGGTCAACGACCGCAGCCTCTAACAACGCTACCCCGCCGAACGGGTTTCCCGAGGGCATGGCGCCCTCGACGGTTAATGACGCAGCGCGTGAAGTCATGGCTGCCGTAGCTCGGTATCGCTCTGATACTGACGGCGTGAATACAAGCTCGGGCACGGACACCATCGCGCTGTCGGCCTCTCGCACGATGACGGCTTATGCTCAGGGCGACCTGTACACGTTCAAGGCCGGAGGCACCAACACCGGCGCCATTACACTGAACGTGGATTCTCTGGGCGCGAAGGATGTGCAGTTCAATGGGGCGGCCTGTACTGGCGGAGAAATTGTCTCTGGCCTGATGTATTCCGTTGTTTACGACGGAACGCAGTTCCAGCTTTTGAACGCTTCGAGTTATCCGGCGATCGATATCACAACGCTGGAAGTGACGAACATAAAGGCAAAGGACGGCACCGCAGCGCTGACGATTGCAAACTCTACAGGGCAAGTTACAGCCTCCGCCCAGTTCAATGCGACGACAATCGACACCACGAACATTGAGTCGACGAACATTAAAGCAAAGGACGGGACTGCGGCGCTGACGATTGCAGACTCCACCGGTCAAGTGACTGCCTCTGCAAATTTCATCGTATCCGTTGCCGATGACACCAACGCCGCCTTGCGCGTCACGCAGACCGGAACCGGCAATGCTCTGCTGATTGAAGATGCGACGAATCCTGATTCAACTCCTTTTGTCGTCAACAACGCAGGGCAATTAATTCAGGGGTCGACGACGGCGGTAAGCACAAAGCTGGGCACTACATCTTCAACGCCATTTATGCAAATGCACGGAACGCTTCAGCAGACTGCGGCTTTTGCGGCTTACGGATATTCGGCCAGCGCTTCAATCGGCGGGTTCTATTCTTTCCAGCGAAGCAAGTCCGGGACAATCGGAACGCTTTCTTCCGTTGCAGAGGACGATGTTCTTGGGACAATTCAGTGGAACGGCGCAGACAATAATGCGACTTCATCCTTCAACCCCGCAGCTTACATTCAGGCGGCATGCGCCGGGACTGTAGGCACAACCTCAATTCCCGGAAGGCTGACGTTCTGGACAACTGCCGCATCAGGAACTTCTCCGACCCAAAGAATGGCAATCGGCCCAGAAGGATATGTAGGGATAGGCGCTACATCAAATTTAGCAGAACAACTACTTGACCTTCGGGGCACGAATAATGGCCTTACCTCAACGACTGCCGTTAACACGCTCCGCTTCACAGACACCGACACAACCACAGCCGCGAATCAGCCCATCGGTAAAATTGAGTTTTTCAGCCCAGACCTAGATAACGCCGACGTCTGCGCTTATATCCTTGCATCTGCGGTCGGGACGGCGGGAGGCGGCACGCTTAGGTTTGCCGCTGCTGAAAACGGCCTCAATGCGCTAGAGATTGCGCGTATTGGCTCAACCGGATTGACGGTAACCAAAGACACTGCGGGTCTTGGCTACGGCACGGGAACAGGTGGCGCGGTTACGCAGGCCACAAGTCGGACGACTGGGGTAACCCTCAACAAGACCAATGGCGCGATTACGCTGGTCTCTGCCGCGGGCTCCGCGACATGGCAGAGCTTCACTGTGACGAACAGCACTGTTGCTGCCACGGACGTCGTGGTGCTGTCCCAGAAGTCCGGCACGGACCTCTACATGATTGAGGTCACTGCCGTTGCTGCTGGCTCGTTCCGCATCTCCTTTGCGACGACGGGAGGAACAACCACAGAACAGCCTGTGTTTAACTTCGCGGTTATCAAGGCGGTAACAGCCTAATGCCGACCCAGCGCTTACCTTTTGGACCCTGGCTTCCAGACAAGCAAAGTCTGGCGAATGACGGTTCTTTGACGGCTAAAAATGTCATTCCGAATGGCGACCTATTCCGCCCGTTCTTTGGTATCCAAAGAACCTCGGAATATACCGGGGCCACTTTAGACTTAGACTTCACCACCGGAACTTATAGCGTAATCGGTAGGCAGTCCTACACTTCACTGAGCGCATACGCTCGGGGCGCTATTGCCGCAACAAAAAGCAATGGTGATTCGTACTTGTATGCGGGAGATGCGACGAAACTTTACGAGCTGACCGATACCGGATGGGAAGATTGCTCTCGCACATCTTCTGCATACACTGGCGCCGAGAATGTTTGGGATTTTGCCAAGTATGGCGAAAAGGTGATTGCGGTAAACGAACTGGACAACCCGCAAATTATCACGATGGGCTCAAATTACTTTGCTGACCTGTCGGGCTCTCCTCCGAAAGCAAAAACCGTGGCCGTTGTGGGCGACTTTGTTGTGCTCGGAAACATCAACGACGGCACTGAGCGCGCCACGACCGTCAAGTGGTCTGGGTTCGGAGACGAAACTGCGTGGGTTCCGAATGCCACCACGCAATCTGACGAACAAGAAATTGAAGGCAATTACGGGCGCATCCAGAAGATAGTTGGCGGAGACTTCGGCTCCATCTTCTTTGAGCGCGGCATTGTCCGCATGGAGCGGGAAGCTCCACCGACCATTTTCGGCTTCTACCCGATGGAGCGTAAGCGTGGGGCTTTATCTTTCGGCTCTGTTTGCGACGTTGGTAATTTCACCTTCTACATCTCAAATGATGATGTTTACGTCTACGATGGAAGAATCTCCGAGAACATCGGGGCCGGGAAGATGGCTCGATGGTTCTTTAATGATGCTAATGCGGATTACGTTTACCGCATGTCATCAGCGGCTGACCTAAAGAACTCTTTAGTAATGTGGTCTTACGTTGGCTCGGGGGCGACTGTTCCGCAGCCCAATAAAATTTTGGTGCTACATTGGCCATCGCAGACCTTCAGTGTCGTAGAACTTGAATGTAATGCCCTGCACGCCTACATCTCTCCCGGCTTCACGCTTGAGGGATTGGACGCGATTACGACAAGCCTTGATGACTTGGCCGCTTCTCTCGACGCCTCTGCATGGGCTGGCGGGCGCCTAAACGTGGGGGCCTTTAATAGCTCAAATGCTTCTTTCACGTTCGAGGGAACTCCTTTGACTGCGGTTTTAGAGTCCAAAGAGTTTGACGCAATGCCTGGGCGTATTGCTTACGTCGACCAAGTTCGACCAGTTGTTGAGGGAGGAACATCAATTATCACGATTGAACACGGATATCGTGCAAACCAAAGAGACGACATAGCTTATGACTCACCTGTCAGTGTTAATGACGATGGGGCTTTTGATGTGCGCCGCTCTGCCCGTTTTCACCGTGTGCGAGTTACTATTGCCGGAGGTTTCGAGAAGGCTTTCGGGGTGGACTTGAGGGCGAAGGCTAATGGTAAGCGATAGGTCTCAACTCTTCGGCGGTAAGCTGGCTGCACACTTTGCGGCTACGACTGCTGCACAAACTGTGTTCACGGCGCCGGCTACAACGGAAGTGACGCGGATTCAAATCTGCAACATCACGAACAACAACGCCGAGTATTCGCTGTTCCATGATGACAGTGGGTCGACGTATTCCACGGCTACAGCTTTGACTTGGAACAAGCAGATAAGCGGCAAGAGTGTTGAGGTTATCGAGGCTGCATCGCAGGGCTCTGGCATAACCTTGCAGAAGAACGGCACTTTGGGCATTAGTTGCAATTCGGCTAATCACTTCAACATCACCATTTATGGCATTGTCCAAAAGGTACGGTAATGGCTAATCCGGGAACAAATCAGTTGCTAGCTTTGGGTAAGCAATTTTCGGCTAATCCTATAGATCGTGCCGCAGGTCAATTAGAAGCGCAAAGATTGGCAGCAGAACGCGAAGCTCAGCGGATTCAAAATGAACAAGCGCAAGCTGCTTTTAGGGCCGAACAAGAGCGCCTTTATCAGCAGCGTCTGCAAGAACGCCAGGCATATGAAAGTCTTGTAGCAACAACAGCACTTCAAAGATTGCCGACAACTAATTTCGGGTTGGATTGGCAAACTCAAATGCTGAACCAGTTAACGTATGGCGGAAATATCCCAAGCGTTATGACTGGAGGCGTGAATCCTATAAATACCTATGACATTTTAGGTTATTATGATCGAGGCGTGGGTTTCGGAGATTATCCGACTTCTACTCAATCGCCAGAAGGAATGGCGCAAATTTTCCCGTTATTAGGGATGGGGCCATCACAAAGCGCAGCGGAAAATATAGAATCAAAAAATAGAATTTTGCGCGATGTTCGCGGGAGATTCACTCCGCTTTATTACAATGCTTCAACCGAAGGCTATGCCGCGCCTACTGGCAAAGCTGGACCGGGTGGTGTGCTGTTCAATTCTGGGCTCGGAAAAACAAACGAAAACCCCGGAGATTACAAAACCCCCGGTGCTGGCTTGTGGGCTGCTGGTTTTGATCCAAATGACCCGCTTGTGCTTGAAAAGGTTTACGACTATTTTTCCAAAAATCGCGGGCCGGTATGGGATAAATACAAGCCCGAAAAAGACTCCTCGGGAGCTTGGAAGAAAGGAAACTCAGACGAAGCGCTTGATTTTTTGGCGGAGGCAGATCTCTGGCTGCGCCAAGAAGCAACCAAGATGGATTTGCCAAAGCGTGGCATTACGGACTCATTTATAGGGAATCTGATCCTTTCGGGAATCACCTCCGCATTCACTGGCGGTCTAGGGGCTATCGTTTCTGGCCTTACGAATAGCGCGACCATTGGAAACATTGCATCAGCCCTAGCAAGCGCCGGAATTGGCGGGGCAACCGGAGGTGTGCAAGGCGCAATCACAGGCGGCATAGGCTCTGCTATTGGCTCCGGCATTGATTACGCAGGGGGCATCGGAGAATTCATCCAGAACCCGCTTGAATCTCT